TCCGGTCGGTTCGGCATTCGATCCGTCATTAACTGCTGCCTGATCTCCCATGTGCTCTCCTTCCCGGTCTGGCTTTGGATTTCGGTTGTCCCTTGCGGGCCGATGGGCCAGATTGTCCGATCTGGTGAAAACAAATAAAAAAAGCCCGGAACCTGTGGCGCATTGCTGCGTTGACACAAATTCCGGGCTGATAGTCCCTTCAGTATAGCGAAGGCTGTTTTAGTCCCCGTTATGAAAAATCACTTTACTTCATTGAACATGATCCTTTCGCGTGAAACAGGTTTTGTCTGTAAAAAAACATCGCCCAAATACCCCTGCGAGACATTAAGCTCGACCGTTAATTCTATTTTACCCGTAGGCTTTCCGGAAAGCAACAAAATAATTTTCCTTTGCAGCGTTTCCGATAGGGCATTTAGTTTTTTTTGCTTGTCGTCCATTACTACCCCTTGCAAGCCAGGTGGTTTTCTTTCAGATAGCGGTTATACTCGCTCCGCGACTGTAACGGCGGTTCCCCGTGGCGCTGCAACGTCTGACAGGCGGACGGTAGCCATTTCACGTCGTTGACGGAATCGCACTGAATCCCGCCCGCGCTCAACACCTTCTTGGCCATCCAGCCGCACGAGCAGCGGTAATGTTTTGGTACCCGGTTGACTTTGCGAAAAACCTCATACTTCTTCCCGCACCTGCATTCGTATTCATAAATCGGCATGTAAAATTATACTCCTTGCTGTGTTGGTCTTTGCGGAGGAGCGACGTTGTTCTGGCTCCCCGCCGGTTTCTTCACGTCTCCCGGGCCGCCCTGGGGCTGCATCAACACCTGTTTCAGTTGAATGGCTGCTTCCTGGGGAAGACCGGCCTCAATCAAAACCTGTAACGCCATATCAAGCTGGTTCTCTCCGCCGCGTTCGATTTCCTCTTTCCAGTTGGGAAGGTTCAGTGCTTCCAGCACATATCGGCGGCTTAAGAGCCCCTTGTCGGACAATCCCAAAACAAGCTCCTGATTCTGCAAGCTGGTTCTCGGGGTCGATGATCCGGCTTCAACGACGTAATTGAATTTCCGCCCGGCGAACTGAACACCCGAAAACTCCACTTGCTCCCCGCCGACGTTGACCGTCTCCGACTGGGTGCCGAAATTCTGCCATAATCCAATCGCCCAGCGGCTTCTTTCCTCGGCCAGCGTGTCAATGGCTGACGTTTTGGACTGCATCAACACCTGATTACGCTCCTGGAGCGCGACAATGGCGCTGGCTGCTATAACTCCCGCCGGCGCAACTCCCCTATCGGCGTCCTCAATCTGATAAACACGGTCGAACATCTTAACGATCAGGTCCAACACCTGAAAGAATGTCGAGGGAAGGTTGGGAATCTGCATAAACTCAATGCGAGCGTTCGGGACAGACGGCATGAGAATCAATCGCCCTGACTTGTTGAATTGCGACTCGATCATCTCCTGGGTGATGCCGCAATGCTGCTGAATAATCAGCGGCGGGGCCATGACGTTAATCACATAGGCGATCAGCTTTGAGATGATTTGGTTGATTTTTTCGATCAGGTCAGACGTCTGTTCGGCGGCGGCAAATCCCCATATCGACACCTGATCTTTGTAGGAATTGGCAAAATAGACGGGCAACCTGCCCCACGGATAGGTATTCCGGGCAAATTCAGTGGGAAGGGCGGGGTTCAGGTTCGGGTTTTCGGAATCATCTAGGACCACCCACCCGCTGTTGCTTCCCGGGTCTTTGGTCTTGGATATGGTAATCTTGCGGATACCATCCCGATAAACCTGATATTTCGTGGTTCTGACGGCAACGAGCGGATTTCCGTCCTCGCCTATCGCCTGCATCCCGTTTTGGTCAATGAACGGCTGTGTTTCCGATGTTTGGGACATCCGAAAGTCTCTTACCCACACCTCAATGACAATTCCACGTTCGAGGGCCTTGTTCCCCTCGGACCGAACTTGTGTTTTTACCGTCATGGCGTCGGAATAATTGCCGATGGTCTGCCCTACGCTGCGGACTGGGGGCTTGTAGTCTTCCCGGATCGCGCCCAACAGGTCAGAAGCATTGTCGGAAGCAATGTCCTTGACGTTGAAATCCTTTTCGATTTTGGAGACAAAATCGGAATACAGAAAACAGATATACGGCGCTTCTGTCGCCAACTCATCATAGAATCCCGGTGCCGGGAAAAAGGCAAACGGGTCCGTCACCATAATATCGGGCCGGTCTGACGCTTTGTCGAAATAGGGTTTCTCGGGCGTAATGCCGTAAATCTCCATCTGCCTGGCGGATGACCGGATTTTCTGCATCTGATTGGTGTCTTTCCACCACTTCTTCAGGGCAATGGTTAAAACCTGCTCCGTGCCGTCGTTCGATCCGTCGAGGTCAACCACTTCGCCGGTGGGATTCCGGGCGGTGATGTTCGATACGGTGCGCTCAACATTGGCAAAATAGAGATTGACCGGCACCATCGACTTCTTGGCTGCCGGTGAATATCCCTTGCGCCCGGTGGTCTGCTTGTAGCTTTGGCCCCGATACAGGGCGTAATTGGAAAGGAAGTCTTGCGGTTTACCGAGGCGTTCTTTTTCAAGCCGTGCGGCATCGAACAGCATCGCCGCAAACTCGGCTACGTCGGCGTGCCCCTTGGGTGGTATTAAATTCAGATTCCATCGTGGATCAATCATAAAAGCCCCCTTCATGCGAGGAGGCTTTCATGCGTTCTCGTTAATCCCTTATGCGTTTCATATAGAGAGGCAAAGGTTGAATATGTTAAATTTTCTCGCCAGCCATAACCTTTTCGAGCAGGCTAACCGTAAATTTCAGGCCCCGAATAAGCGCCCGGATGATCTGTTTCACGTCGTCGCTCATTTCAGCGCCCTCAATTCGGCGGCGGCAATCCGCTTCACGGTTCCCTTGTCAATCAATCCCCAGTCTTTACGCAATTCAGCGGCGGCAATGTATCTTTTCAGCGAATCCCTCTTGAATCCGCGCCTGGCCGCGAAAGACAGGCGTTCATAAAAATTATCTTTGATGTTCTGGCCTATTTTGCGGATATATCGGGTTTCGTCTTCCGTCGTCCATGCAGTTTTATCCGGAGTGCTCATTTATCCCCCGATCAATTCGATCTTTGGTTTTTCTTCCTTGGGTTCTTCCGGCCGCAGCGGTATCACCAGCCCACAGGTGACGCAGGCGAAACCGATTTGAGACATCGCCGTTTCAGGTATTCCGGATGGACTTTGCAGCGCCGGCAACTCTTTCAGCGTGAACGCCTTGACAAATACCTTTTCCCCGCAAGGACAAATACGGTCTTTTAGCTGATTCAGCGGCACGTTCATCGTCATGTTCTGCTGGCCCCTCGGCGGCAATCCTAATGCGTTCCTTCTCATGGCTTCACCCATTTGTAACCTCCCCCTTTGTGTGTGACCTCTTATGCAGCGTCAACGCCCCGGCTGTTTTGAGTTCTTTCCCGCAAACCTCGCAGATAAAGACGGGTTTGGGTTCCTCGGTTTGTGCATGTTCTTTCGGCGGTCCGGGCAATACCGTCAATCTGCCCGACGGAGCCAACTGCGCCAAACATTCCGGACAGGTCATTTCCGCCGCTTTGGTCGTGGACATCGTGAGCCAATCGATATGATATGGCAGCAGGCACTTGACCATTGAGCCGTTGGGCGTGGCGTTCGGGTCGTATTTGTCGGTCGTGACAAAATCAGTCCGGCCGCAATTTGTGCATTTTACTTTTAATCCGCTCATTTCTTCTTCCCCTTGGTTTTTTTTGCAGCCGCAGCCCGGATCACGCCCAGCTCCGCCGGCGTGACTTGTTTCTCAAACAAATAACTCATGGCTTACCCCCCAGCAATCCATCCAGGAACTTCTTGGTGCGTTCGGCAACGGCCGTCTCGCTTTCCGCGGGAAAATCCTCGGCCTGCTCTGCATCAGGAATGGAAAACACCGTGCCCTTGGGCGTCCGGATAAATCCCTCACCCGGCTGCGCCTTCCCCTTGAACATCACCCAAGCCCCGATGATAAAACAGATACCGGCCAGCAACACGCCCGCGAAGATAACGATTAAGAATGCCACGATAGACTCGATCATTTCGATTTCTCCTTTGTGCCGCACTGTTCTTTCTCTATTGCAACAACCTCGTCATCGCAACTCCGATCAATACGAAAAACATCATCTCCATCTCTACCCCTCCTCGATTACGAAAACATTCTTCCGGGCATGATCCAACCAGGTGCATCTTGACACCAGGGAATGAACCAGCCCGCCCATTGCTGTTACAACCGGGTCTTTATCCAGAAATTCCCGTATCCTGTTGCGTAAAATGTCGTTCTTGCCGTAAAACAGCCTTTGGGCATCCTTGTCCAATGCCGCGCTTATCGCCCGGATATAGACATCGAACGCCTTCGGGTCGTTGAGGTCATTCGGTGGCGTGATTAAAATCGCCTGTTTGTTGCCCCCAGCCTTCGTCAATCCTTCGTTGTAAATCGCCAGCTCCAGGACAAACCGGCTTTCGTCCCCGATCCACGTTTGCAGGAGCCCAGGGTGAAGCCCAAAGCCGTATTGAGCCCGCAGGTTGACCATCTCATCGAACAGCGCCCCGATGTTATGGCTTTCATATTCGGCCAATAGTTGAAACGGTGCCTTTTCCGGCTTTCCCTTGCCCTTGACCACGCCGACAATGGCGATATACCCCGGCTTATTCGTGGCTTTATTCTTGTCCGTGATTACCGTCGGCCATCCGATACAGCCGAACAGGTCGTAGTAAAGCTGCCCGGTTTCTGTGTTTTGGTAGTGGTGCGCCTTTTCGACAAACGGAACCCCGGTGATGTGCGCCTCGTCAATGCGCTGTTGGTATAGCTGCCAGTTTTCCGGCGGCGGTAATATTTTGACGATCTTACTCATCCGGGAAGTCCTTTCCGCCGCAATTATCGAAAATGTTGTTGGCTTTGATGAACCCGGCCAGCGCATACCGGGTCGCGTCAATACAGTGGTTGTGCTTGTCCACGATGATCGGCAGGATGTCGTTGGTCAGCCGGTCGGTCTTGTACGAATAAAGACGAAATTCCTCCGCCGTGCGCTTGCAACGCTCATGGATGATGATTTTACGGAAACCCTTCATTACCGCGATGCCGTCCTCGACGCTTCCCGGCCACTTTGCGGCACCGGAAATGTTGAACCCCTTGCGTTTGACGTGGCTGATTGTCTCGGGTCGTGAGCTATCGGCCATGATTGGCCAATTCCTTGCCCCTGGGACCGTATCAAACAGCTCGGGCAGGCTATCTAGCTCAACATTCACGCCATAGGCTTCCTGGTCGATTTTGAGGTAATCGCCGTCAATCCAGCAACGCACCAGGGCCGTCGGGTCCTGTGAAAATCCCCAGTCGGCGCCATAATAAAGCCTGGTGCCCGGAATTGGATCATCGAAGGTGGATACCTCAAATCGATTGCGGAAAATAACCGCGTCGCTGATGGTCCGGCAATTCCCGCCCCAAACATGATCATAAGCCTCTGGATCGACGGCCAGCATATAGAGGCGTTCGGCCTCCAAGGTAGCCGGCAGGTGCGGGTTGTCTTCCCAGCCGACCTTCTCAATGATGGTATTGGGTGGCGTGTTGATGACAAATCTCTGATAGGTCGGGTCCTTCTCATCTTCCGGGTTGAAGGATATCCAAATCTCGGAGCCCTCTTTTCGGATGGTGGGAATGAGGATCTCCCAGGATGAATTACTGATCGATTGCGCTTCCTCAACCCAGCAAATATCAATGCCTTCCGTCGATTTTATCTCTTGTATTGACCTTCTAAGGCCCTTAAAAAGAAATTGAGCGCCCGCCGCGGACGTAATGGAAGCCTGGGTGACGGTGAAAAACTCGTCTAACCCGGCGGAAACGATCTGATCGGCAATTAACCGGTACACAGAATCGCCTATGGAGCTTTGAAATTCACGGGTGCATAGGATTCGTAAGGGTTTTTCGGCGGCCAGCTTAACCAGGGCCCGGGCGATCGACCACGACTTTGCGCCGCCGCGCCCGCCGTAATAAACCTTGTAGCGGGCAGGATTGAACAAACCTTGAAAGCGCGGTGGCACATCCAACCCATCATCGCCCTTATCGCTGCAAACAATCCGGGCCAGCTTTTCCTGTTCCTCTGGTGGAAGCGTCGATAAAAAGCCCTCGGCGTAAACATCCAGCGATGATGATGGATTGACAACGGTGATCATTTTTGTTTCTTCTCCGCCAGTTTGCGCTTGATCGCGTCAGCATATTCAGGCGGGAGCATCGACAAGATCAGCGCCGCCGTCGCCGCGTTCAGCCCCACTTCGTTCTTGTCGTTGAGAAGGCCCAGGTGTCGGGACAGCAATTCAAGGGATTTAACCTTGTCGCACAACTCAAACTCATAGGTAGCATCCAGGATTTCTTCGCCGTCCGGTTTATCTTTGGTGCCCTTTACGGTCCGGATAACACGCTTCTCTTTCACCTTCTTGATGATTCGGGATTTGCCTTTTGCAAGTTGATCCAGTGGAATTGCCTGAATGGCTCCCCCTTCGTCGATAACGATGAAGTCAGCCATGTTCGCAAAGCCGATAAGAGCCAATTCATTGATCACGGATTCAGCGGTAACGCTCAACTTCGCCTTGCGTTCTTCGATTTGCCGGTCGATTTCGGCCTTGATTATGGGTTTATTTAAGTTTTCAAAGCCGATGTAATAAGCGGACTTTTTGCTGTATCCCGCACGGATCGCGGCGTTCTTCGCGTCCATGTCAACTAAATATTCAGCTATAAAGATTTGCTGCTTGTTGGTTAATTTTGGTTTATCGCCAGGTTTTGTTGGCTGCGGTGGGTTATTATTCAGCTGTTTGATAGTTTTTCTCTTACTCATGGCCCGTATTATAATACCGCTTTTTAGGGCCCTCGGCTGAATACCCTCCGTTTGCGGTATAAACACGGCTGAATCATTTCTAATGCAGGCATAACTACCCCTATAAACTTCTTGACAAGGTTTGGCCGCGCTCAATATCGGCCATCACCATTCGCTCGGTCGTCCAGTATTCGCGGCCCATCTTGGTCACGGTTATTGTGCCGTCGTCAATCCATCGGCGGATCGTGTCCACGGATTTCCCGAACCGTTCAGCGATTGCCTCAATTCCCCTGTATTCCTTGTTTTCGTCCATTCCCCCTCCTAGTTTTCACTCCAACCCAATTATTACCACTCCTGCCATTCCAAAACAAACCGCGCCGAGCCACTCCTGACAATATCTCACCAGACCGCGCTGTTCCCTACCTCTGTTGCTTTTTTCTTCATACTTCCTCCCTTTCTAAACATTCACGTTTTTTAATTTGTTGCCGCTATCTCGTTTTAGTTTTTCGTTCTCCGCCCTTAATTGGTCATTCCTCTTGAACAACTCCACCATACTGGCCTCCAGGACACGGCAGCGATCGGTGAGGACGTTGACCTCATCGGCCAGCAGAATGATTGCTGCGTTTTCTTCTGCCTTCATCTGTAACCCCTTAATTTCCTTAACGATAAAAATATTTTAAAAATAATTAAAATAATGCTTGACAAACCGAACGCTAGGTTGTATATTAGGCTCAACAAAATAAAACAGGAGGAAACAAAACATGAAAAACACATCAAAAGCAGCAGCAATCTTAGGGTCCATCAAATCCGCCAAAAAAGCCGCGTCCAGCCGCGAGAACGGGAAAAAGGGCGGGAGGCCGGTCGAGAAAAAGACCTACTGGATTTTATCCGGGGAGGGTGAAAACGGAACATGGGAAAAGCACACCGCGACACTAACAGGCATTA